TTTATGAATGTATATACATTCATAAATAAAACCACATTAAAATGTGTTGTTACGGGAGACGGTAATGGCACTCTAATATATACTAAGATTAAATAAATAACAAATAAAAAAAACAAAATGGCATATATCCAAAAACTAGGCAGGGGTAATCATTCAAAAACAGGACATGGAGTACCTACTCCATTTTTACAAGTAAATATTTCTTCAGGGAACGATTTAAAAGCTAAGGCAAAAGCCGAAGCAGAGAAAAAAGTTCAAGCAATAAAAGAAGCTTCTGGATTAAATCCTGGAGGATCAAAAGATGTTAGAAACTTTGAAGCCTCAGCTACCGTAACAGCGGCTGGTAAAAAAGTCGAGAAATTCGCTAAAACACCTGCGGAAATTGCAGCATGGAAAAAAGCAAAACCCGAAAACTTAGAAAAATATAAAAGTCAATCTGTTACTGAAACTGCTAAGTTAAGCGATATTGGTACGGATAAGCCTAAACAACCTGTTACTCCGGCTCCTAAGCCAAAAGATTTTGGAAGTTGGACTAAAGAATCTACAAGTATTCGAAATGCCGGTGGTGGATCTGTAACTGGATATACTGAAAAAAGTGATGAATTAGAAGCGGGGGATATTAAAAATTATGTTGACAAATACCAAGGTAAAGATGTAACGCAATTTGCTAATGCCACAAGTGGACAAAATCAATATAAACATTCGCGAGTTACTCCTCAGGAAAGTAGAATACAAGGTGTTTTTGGTAATACAGTAAGCCCCTATAATGAAGCATGGAGCGATAAAAAAGGCGCAAATATCGGAAGTGGAGAAACAAGAAGACAAGAATATATTACTTCTAAAACTAGCGAGTTAGACATAAGAGATAAAACTTTTAAAGAAAAAATTATGGCGGAAAAAACCAAAGGTGAAGCAATGGTTAAAGCTGGAGAAGAAAGAAAATTAAAAATATTAGCAGAAAGAGCAACTAGAAAAGCTACTGCTACTCCTTTAAACATGCGTTTAAAAGTAGTTAAAAAGAAAAAATAAATGAAAAATCTATCAACAACAGGTTATAAAAGAAATAGTCCTGATAAAGATAGGCTTTATAATGTAATACCTAGTGGGGAGATCACAATGAAAAATGTAGATTTCCCTGTTCTGGGTATTGATAATTTAGGCAATTCAAAAGAGATGCACCCTGGAGAAGATTATTCATATCCTGGAAATACTGTATTGGAGTTTCCTTTAAATGGGAAAGCAATAAAAAATAAAAGTAAAATATACAATAAAATATTTAAAAAATAATTATGGGACAATACGGTAATCAACCAGATTTTGGAACAAGAGCGCAAGAAATTCACCCTACTGGTGTTCCTGGGGAAGCAGGAGGAGGAGTTAATCTAAAGAGTGCAGCTTTATATATTGCCACTGGAGGAACATTAGTTTGTGATGTTGTTGGTGGTAATACTGGCGGAGGTGCCTATACAATATTTTATAATATCCCCGATGGTACATTTTTTCCTGTTATAGTTAATCATGTTTGGGAGGACGATGGTGGCGGAGTAATTACAACCTGCTCTGACATAGTAGCGCTTTACTAATGGGGTGGGGAATGGGATTAAGTATAGGTTGGCCTAATGCAAGTGCTAGTTCGCTCCCGTTACGTACAGGTTGGTTTAGAATAATTTCTGATTGTGCGGGGTTTCAATATCCAAGTGATACATGGACAACTTTACAAACAGATGTTAATTGGCAAACGGGCCAATTTGTATATATTGTTAGTCCTAATGTGCAAATTTTATTAGGAAATTTTACAGATATAGACCCCGGAGAAACGCAATTAGCGGTGCAAGGACCAGCATCTAATAGTTGTATATTATAATTAAATAATAACAAAATATAAAATATTATGACAACAGAAGAAATTGCAGGGAAGTTAGCGTACTTTCACGAACAAATCCACATGATACACTGGGAGACAAGAAGTTTTGCTGAACATAAAGCAACTGGAGCATTCTATGAATTCTTACAAGATTTTAAAGACGATGTAGTTGAAAAACTAATGGGTTACACTGGAAAAAGAATTCAATCGTTGAAAATAGAAGCGATTGATTCAAAAGCAGATTGTATGGCAATTGCAGATCAAGTAATGAAATTCTCAAAAGATTTAGAATCTTACGGAGATACTGCAAAATTTGGGGACATCTCTAATCTTGCGCAATCATTATCTGGTGAAACAGCAAAATTAAAATACCTATTGACATTATCATAGGTAGATAGCAGGTGGGAGGTAAGGTATCTCACGGGTCTCATAAGCCCGCTTAAATTGGTTCGACTCCAATACGTTGCTACTAATTATTAACAATTAAATTAAATTAAAATGGAAGTAGTAAAACAGATTACAAAAGAACAATTAGAAAAAGTAGTTTCACAACAAAAAGATCTAACGGCAATATTAACTAACCTGGGAATTTTAGAAACTCAAAAGCACGGTTTATTGCACAAGATTGCAGATTTAAACAAAGAAGTAGAAGATTTTAAATTTGAACTGGAACAAGAATATGGCCCAGTTAATATTAGTTTAGAGGATGGTTCGTATACGGAAGTTGAAAAAGAAACTGAAGCATAGTGATTTCTATCATTAGAAAAATAAGTATTGGGGCTGACTACAAAAATGATGCCATGCATTATTCAGTAGGGCAAAATGTTTATGGCGGACATGAAATATCCCATATTTTATTAGAAGAAGAGGATAACTCCTATAATATTTATATAAAGAAAGAAAACGAAGTAATGCCATGGAAGAAGTTTAATTCTAACATGGCAATTTCGGTTGAATTTGATTTAGAATATTAAAGTGACAAGTGTTTTTGATTTCATAGTTAAACCTGCGGGATCTAGGTATGAAAATAGTGTTGAAATTGAGGGCAAAGAATTAATTTTAAATACTAAGATAGAAAGTTTTAAATCTGTTAATAATACTGCAATCGTTGTAGCAATACCACTCGCGTATAAAACAGATATAAAAATTGGTGATACCATAATCATACATCATAATGTCTTTAGACGTTTTTACGATATGAAGGGTAAACAAAAAAATAGTAGAGCATACTTCAAAGAAGATCTATACTTTTGTAGTTTAGATCAAATCTACTTATACAAAACAGATACAGAATGGAAATCATTTGGAGATCGTTGTTTTGTCAAACCATTAAAGAATATTGACCATTTAAAGCTTGATAAAGAACGAATGCTTATTGGTATATTAAAATATGGTAACGACTCTTTAAAAGAGTTAGAAATCAATCCTGGCGACTTAGTGGGCTATACTCCTTTTGGAGAATATGAATTTATTGTAGATAGCCAGAGATTATATTGTATGAAATCTAATGATATTGTAATTAAATATGGATATAAAGGAGACGAAGAGGAGTATTGTGGCCGCGGGGCATAAGGCAGTTCTTGAGTTAATTAAAGTAGCAGAAGAAGCTATATTAAATAATGGAGAAGATGATTTAAGCGCCGACAAACTCAAGAATGCCGCTGCTACTAAAAAACTAGCAATATTCGATGCTTTCGAAATTCTAAACAGAATTGAAGAGGAAGAACGAATGTTAGAAGAAGGCGAAAAAGATCCTAATACTAAGGTATTTAAAGGTTTTGCAGAAGGGAGATCTAGATAATGTACGAACAGACACTATATACGATATTACCGGATCATATCAAACCTAATATCATAAAGAAAACAAATCGTTATAATAATTGGAAATATGGGTATAATAAAGACCATGATATGGTTGTTATTAGTAAGACTGGAAAGATTGGTGAAATATATGAAATCCAAGGTTTAAAAATTGCATTACCATTAATAGAAAATTCGTATAAAAGATCAGATAAAAAAGAAGAACGGTATTGGAGACAATTAGAAGTTCCTAAGGAGTTAGAAAAAATAAAGAATGTATTTGATTGGAATAAATATCCTGATACATTTAAAGAGAAGTATTACGATTATATAGACGCAGAGTTTAAATATAGAGATGAAGGTTTTTCCTTCTATAGTAATGGCTCTCCAACCTATATGACTGGTACACATTATATGTACCTACAATGGAGTAAGATTGATGTTGGTGCACCGGATTTTAGAGAGTCTAATAGATTGTTCTTTATATTTTGGGAAGCCTGTAAGGCAGATACAAGATGTTATGGAATGTGCTATCTAAAGAACAGGCGTTCTGGGTTTTCATTTATGTCTTCTGCTGAGTTAGTTAACATAGCTACAATGTCAAGCGATTCAAGATTTGGTATATTATCAAAGACTGGATCCGATGCTAAAACAATGTTCACTGATAAGGTTGTTCCTATATCACTAAACTATCCTTTCTTTTTTAAACCTATCCAAGATGGTATGGATAGACCAAAAACAGAACTTGCATATAGAGTGCCTGCTTCAAAGTTTACAAGAAGAAAATTAGATAATAGCGAGTCTGCAGATGAATTAGCCGGATTAGACACTACAATCGACTGGAAAAATACTGGAGACAATAGTTATGATGGTGAAAAA